CTTTTGGATTATTTATTATTTTTACTATTGAGTTATCTTCTACTAATGCCCACATAATATTTTAACTTTCACTTAAATTTAATGTTCTACCAACTTCTTGCCAAATTGCTCCATTATATCTGAATACAAAGATGTCAGTTTTTGCATCTGTATCTGTTGTTGTTGGTTCGGTTGAAGCTGCAAATTCGAATACTGTGTTCCAAGCAATAGTGTGTGAACCATTGTAATTAATTTCTAAACAAATAAAAGCACCCTCTACTGCATTACTTGGTGCAGAGAAAGTCGTATTTTCTGTTGTGATATGCACAGCATTAGATTTAGCTTGTGCATCCCAAGCCACAGCATTTGAAGATGATGTTAATGCTTGTTGTGGAACATAAGCCATATCATTAAACTTAATTGCACCAGTTCCATTTGTTGTTAAATCTATTGCACCATTTGCACCATCGGTAATTTGAATTGTTCCTGAGTTCGTTCCACCATTTGTATTTAAAATTAAATCAGTTGTTCCACCTGTTGTTACAGTTAAAGTTCCAGCACCATTAGAAGTTAAAGTTGCGGCTGCTCCACTATCTCCAGCTTTTACTGTATCACCAGCTAAAACAACATCACCAGTTCCATTAGGTGTCAAAGTTATATCTCCATTAGCTGCATCAGTTATTGTAATATTTCCAGAGTTTGTTCCTGAATTAGTATCAAGAACTAAATCGTGAGTTCCTTTAGTAGTTAAAGAAGCAGAAGCTGAACCTGTTCCTATAACAACTTCTCCTGAACCTTTTGGCTTTAAATGAAGATCGACATTTGTTTCTCCACTTGCACCTAATATAGGTGGATCACCTGTTGCTGCGTTTGTTACTTCTAATTCATTAACTGCTGAACCTGTTGTTTGAAATATTATTTGTTCAAGACCATTTTCATCGCCAATAAAATGTGCATCGTCAATTAAAATGTTATGTGAGTTAGTATCTAAATTGCCACCAAGTTGTGGTGTTGAATCTCCACTTACTTCTGCTGATACTGATGAGTCTATAAAATCTACTGTATTTGCAGAAGTATTAATATTGCATAAAGTAATACTGTCTGAACCATCATAATATTTTAAAGTGTGTGTTCCAGAAGAACTTGAATCAACCCATATACTTCCAGCAGCTAAACTTGATGGTGCTGAAGTACCTAAATGTGTTGTGTTTAAAGCACCAATAATATTATTAAGTTCAGTACGAAACGCACTAAATCCTTGATTGGCTATTGATACATCTGAAACTTGACTCATATTTCTATAAAAATTCTAATCCTTTTTATCCTTTTAACCTATTAACTAGCAGATTTCAAACCATAACCTTGAATAACATAGTCAAAAGTTCTGTTGATTCCACTATTACTACTATTAAAAAATTGAATTGTAAATCCTGTTTTTGTTTTACTTGTAATTGTATAATAATCTCCTGTGGCTAAATTTTGTGCTGAAATTCCAATAGCTGGTGTTGCATAAAAAGAGTTAGTAAAAGTAATAACTTTTGCACTTGTTGTAGAAGCTATATCTTCACCACTTTCTACTCGTTTTTCCATATTCACACTAATAGATATACCACTTACAAAAGGTCTAACTTTATTAAGTTTATTTGCAAGTCTTAATCTAAAATTAAAATATCTACCTTTATATGAAGTTGATGTATTCATATTAAAAAAGGATGTTGCTGCACCCAAGCTAGAAGTTGACGATGCAACTTGTAAATTAGTTGTAGCATTAGTAGGGTCATTTCCATCAAAAGGTGCTGGTGCATCTTCAAAAGATGTATAACCTCGACCACTATCAAATAAATCGTATGGGTCTTCTATTTTAGCAATACTTAAATTTTTAGTAAAAGAAACATCATAAATAGCATCTAAAGACAAAGTTTGGTTTAAAGTATAAAAACCCTCATTATCAATATTAGCTGTGTTATAACTAGGATTTGATGTTGTGTCAGTTCCACCTAAATCAAAATCTCCACTTGGACTATCAAAATTTCCAATTGTTGAATCAAAGTCAGTTATAGTATCTAAAGTAATTGCATTAACACTAGCTGAATCAGTTAAAGCAACATCACCATCAGTAGTACCTAATGTTATATCTTCTGTTAAAGTAGAAATATTTTTATAAGCTTGTAATGATGAAATATTAGAATAAATAATAGTTTCGTTATTAGATTCGTTTCCTAATTTATCAACAGCTTTAATTAAGAAAGCACCAGTACGAGCATTAGTCGTAATCGTTGTTCCTGATGATCTTGGTACTTGTAACCAATTAACACTTGTATTCCATTGTGCTGATGATGTAACATTTTGATAACGTATTTCATAAAAGGCAATATCTAAATCACTTACTGAATCCCAATTTAATTGCATTTGAGATGATCCTTGCATATTAACACTAAAGTTTTGAACATCGCTTGGTGGTTCAGTTGCACCTACAATTAATCTTGAAGCTGATGTATAGCTTGATGAAACTCCTAGTGCATTAATAGATTTAACTCTTACATTATACGTTTTGTTATCTATTACATTTAACATTTCATAATTTAACTGTGTACCATTAGCAATAATTTTAAAATCACTTTCTGTACTTAATTTAGCTTCTACTTGATAGTATTGAACAAATTGATCGGTACTTGCACCCACTACAATATTTAATCTTGTTAAAACAGTTCCCTCGTTATATTCAATAAGTTCATCAGTTAAAGTAACACTAGCTGGTGCAACAACACTAAAAGGATTAGGAAGTGTTGTACTAGGTGTTGCTGCGACTTGTGTTTTAGTTGCCCAAGTATAATGTGAATCTTGATGTTCAATTAAAGATAATCCTAAAGTATAATCTTCATTAAAGCTAATACCCACCACTCTCATATTTTTTGCACTAAATCCAATACTAGAATGTGTAATAGCCACAATATCTCCAATGGCTAAATCATAAGCATCGCCACTACAATTAATATCTAATTTTAAAGCATCTCTTGAACGTCTTAATATGACCTCTGCCATTTCTAAAGCTTGATATGGACTTGTAATTGTTTTCATATCAAATCTTCCCTCTAATAAAAAACCACCATCAGCAGTTTTCATTGTTGCGTGTTGATCTGCTGACGTATAAGCACTATCATCTACTTCAGGAAATTGAACTTCATCTACTTGATAATTACGATCTGGATTGACAAATGAAACAATCACTCTATTATATTTAGAATTTTTATCTTCGCTTTGTAATGAATAACCACCTATAATATCATCTTCGGTTAATGTAATAGAAGCTGAACCAGTTGTTTCAATAACTAATTTATATTTACCACCAGCAAAAGGTAAATAACCACGACAACCATTTAACAGTTCTCTAACATTTTCTATAATTTTTTTTGATGTATCTATAACAGCATTACAATCTAAAATATCAATAGCATCTGCTGATCCATAAGGAGTAACATCAGTATCACAAACTCCTGAAGCTGTATAAAAACTTGGAATATCAATATCCCCAATCGCTAAACCTTTTCCATATCTAGCATTTGTTAAATAATCTAATAAACACCAAGCTGGATTATCAGAGTGTGCTGCTGTTTGTGCTACTGAACTAGAATTATAAGCTACTACTTTACGACCTTGAACGATTGCTTGAACTCTTGGAATACCTTGAAAGGCATCTTGATTCCAAGTAAATCTTAAAGCAATATAACAAAGACCAGATAATTTGTGTGCCGATCCCCAAGAAGATAATGTTGATAATAATGTTGATGCGCCTTGTCCATCAGTTCCATAATGAGGTTCAACTGTAATTAAACTTGCACTATCTTTATAAAAATTACCATCTCCACTTCCAACTGTTCTTTGTGTGTTGTCAGCTAAATCACCAGACCAAGTAACTGTTTTATCGTCTATTTTAATTGAAGTAATATCGTTAATTTCACCTTCTCCTAAAACAATAGCCATATATAAATAAGTGTTATCTGTTCCACTTGTTTCCATAAACACTCTAGTTCCACCTACTAATCGTGTTCCATAAATAACAGGAATATTTGCGTCATTAGATTGTTTGTTAAGAAGAATACCTTTTTCATAAGTATCAAATTCACTATCACCAAAATCTGGTACTTGTGGTTTTGGCATTAGCCAAGATAAAGCTTTAGTTATAATCTTTATAGGTGCTGAAAAGATTTTAGTTATTGATTTAAAAACACTTCCAAATCCCATTATGATCTACCCCACTTAATATCTTGAACTGTTTGACTAGAAAAATTCATACCTACATCTGCACTAAAGAATCTTTGTTGAGATATGTTATTTGTTTTTCTTCCATTTTCTTTTTCAAAATCTGCCCAATGTGAAACAATCCTTAAAGTTACACTACTTTCTTCACCAGATTCAGATATTCCAAATGTATCAATCGTTCCTTTATACAAAAGAAATGGATCAGCAATTAAAGCATTACTATCATTTAATAAACCACGATAAATTGTAACACTATCATTGACTACATTTTCATTTAAGCACGTTGAAATAAAAGTTTGATCTGCACCAGATAAAGTTAAGTCTAGGGATTGTTTGGCAATATCGGTTTCTTCTGAAAAATTAGAGATACCCATTATAAAGCTAGAAGCTGAATAAGTAACTGACCCACCTGATATAGATGAAGTTAAAGGGAAGGAGCAATCTGTAATATTAACAGGAGTAGCAAAGCCGATAGTGATAAGATGAACTGGTCGTATATCATTTGTTGCTAGTTCCGTCTTTAGTGCTGTTGTTAAGCTTCTCGTCATATTTCTCGTAAGTTGTTCTAATTAGTTTTTCATTTCCTTTTATCACATTAAATTTACATTTGCTATTTGGCTTTTTATGTTCCTTTAAATCATTTAAGTTAATATCAATTTCGCTTTCATCTACAATAACTTCTGCTGTGGCATCTACATTGAGATAATGCCTGATTATATATTTCATTATAAAGCTTCTTCAACATCAAATTGGTACTCGTAATAAAGGTTTCCATCTTTATCAGAACCACTCACTCCAAATTCTTGAACATCACTTGTTAAATATACTGTAAAAGGTACATTGTCATAAGTAACAGCACTATCATCAGCTAAAGCAGTAATTAAAGGTGGTTCGATTGTAACTGTTGCTGCATTAGAAGAAGAAGTTACATCAGACACAACCATATAAACTTTAGTATGTGATGCAAACTTTAAAAAATCTCCAGCTTTAAATCTTCCAGCACCATCTGAACCAAAAGCATCCATAGCTATTGTTGTATCTCCAACTGCGTGAACACCATTCACTAAAACTGATCCTGTTTCATTTCCTCTAGCATCTTCTATTTCTGGTGGGATAATAGTAAAATTTTCTTTACCACCTCTTTGCTTAACAATAAAAGCCATCAAATCACCATAAACATCACTTCGTTTTGCAGTTATAATTTGTACTGTAAAACCCCATCGTTGATTGTCTATTTGTCTTGCAAGTTTTTTACCACTATCACTTTTAGATATAATAGTTGTTTGATTTGACTTTATTCCTAAAGTTCCAAATTTTGCTGTTGATATAGGAAATGCACCACTCATTAGATTAAGTTTTTAACTCCTCTCTCGTTGACAGCTTGATTAATAATTTGTGTTATTGTTCCACGATTTTGTACTAACATTTGATCGAATCCTCTAGCATCTAAAGTTGTGATGTTAAAATTAACATTGGTACTTCCACCACCACCTGTACCTCTAGCATTTTGTGTAATTTGTCCTGTTTGATTAGGTACAAATAATTCTGGTCCACGTTCTCCTACAACAACTGGCTTACCTTTTGATACAGCACCACCACTAGCAAAACCACCAAATAATTTAGATAATCCAAAATTTATTAAAGAACTTCCTATACCACGACCACTTAACATCATTTGTTGTCTTAAAGCAGAATTTTGTTGATGAATTAAATCTAATTTTCTTTTTTCAAATATTTCAGAAGCTTTATCTAAAGCTTTTTCAATTTGTTTTAATGCAATTCTTTCAATAGTCTTTGCAATAATAGATATTAAAATTTGTTGTGCTAATTGTTTCATTGTTGCATTTAATTCTTTTCCAAGCACAATAGTTTCAGCAATAGATTTTGAAAAACTTGCAACACTACTTTTAATTATTCCTGTAACTTCTTTTGAAATACTAAACCCTTTATTTATTTTTTTAACTCCCTCTGTTACTTCTTCTAATATTGTTTTTGTTTTAGTAAGTTGAATATTAATTTCTTTTGTTGAATCTTCAACTTTTTTCATTTGTTCAACAACTTCAATTTCTTTGCCAAATAGTTTTAATAAACTATGATATTGTCGTCTTAAAAATCCTACTGCTTTTCCTACACCTCTTACTGCTGCTGCAAAACCTTTAACAGCAAGTGTTAATACTTTACCAATAGCATTGGCAATCGCTTCAAAATCTTCAGAGTTTTCTTCTATAAATACGTTTAAATCTTTAAATGATTTTTTAAGTTCATCAAAAAACTCTGCTCCAGCTACATTCTTTTTAAAGTTAAAAAGTTTATCGCCCAACATTGATAATGTACCAGTAAATGTAGTAGATAATTCTTTTGTTGCTCCACCAAATCTTCCACCTTTACCAAATACTTTTTCAAATGCTTTAACTGTTTCTTCTGCTGATATAGTTGCACCAGCTTTAAAACCTAACATATCTCTAACACCTTTTTCTCTAAAAATGTCGGCTGCTGCTATACCACCAGCAAAAGACCTTTGGATTTGTTCGGCTGCTACATTAAAATCTATTCCTGTAACTGCTGCAACATTACCTGTGATTTCTAATATTTTTGAAAGTCTGTCTGCATCTCCAGCGACAACTGCTAGATTACCTGATGCTGCTTGAATCTGCTCTAGTGAAAAAGGAACTCTAGCAGCAAATTTAGCCATTACATCAAAAGCTTTTGCACCCTCTTGTGTACTACCAAATAATTGTTTTAATCGAACATTTAAGTCCTCAATGCTTCTTCCTGTTGATACAAATGATTTAATAACAAGACCAGCACCTAAACCTATAAAAGCACCCTTTAAAGAAAATACTGCATTTTTAAGACCAGCTAATCTTCCTTTTACTCCATTAAAAGCAGCTTTAGTCTTATCCTTTGCAAGTATATTTATTTTTAAATTTTGTGCCATTACCTATGTTTTGCTTTCCTTACTTCGGATTCGTGTTCTTTTTGTTCATTTAACAAAAATCCTAACCAAGTATTATATTCCCAAACTTCCATTTTGAAAAGTTGGGATAATGTTATTTTTAACCTATCAGCGACAATAAGTAAATTTTTTAATTCAGGTGTGTTTATGAGTTTTTTTTTACCTCGTCAGGCGAGATAGCAGCAACCATTTTATTGGCTATGCTTGTTAGGACGTCAGGATCGGTTTTGTGCATTAAAGCTATTTTATCTTCAAGGGTAAATAATTTTTTACCATCTTTATCT